CCAAGTGATTATCCGAGCGGTGAAGAAATATTAATAGGATTGCTACATGGCGACTTCAGATACAGTAGCGTTTCGCCCAGATGTCGAAGAAATCATCGCAGAGGCATTTGAGCGGTGTGGGATCGATCCACAAACCCAAACAGGTTACAAGGCTGTGTCGGCAAGGCGCAGCCTAAACCTATTATTTAGTGAGTGGGCCAACCGAGGCATCAATTACTGGGCGGTAGAGCAAAGAACCCTGACGCTGGTAAAAGACCAGACAACGCCGTACACGCTTCCTGTTGGCACCATCGACATTATGGACGCCGTCATTAGAGATAGCGCAGGCACAGACACGTCTGACCAAATCATCAATCGTGTGTCTATTGCAGATTATAACCAACTGCCAAACAAAACATCTTCGGGGAAGCCATCACAGTATATGCTGGATAAGCAATATACTCCGCTGATTTACATATGGCAAATACCAGACGTGACCACATACAGCTTGAATTATTGGTCAGTAAACCAGCTAGATGACATCACGGCCAGCAATCAAGACGCTGACGTTCCATATCGCTGGAGCGACTGCATATGCGCGGGTCTTGCAAGCAAGCTGGCGCTGAAAAACGCTCCAGACAGGTTTCAAGTGTTAAACGAAATCTATGAAAGGGCATTCACGTTTGCGGCGGCGTCAGATAATGATGGCGTAAGTTTGAGGGTTCAGCCAACTGCGCTGAATTTATATTAATGGCAAAATACGCACGGGGCAAAAAATCTCAAGCGATAAGCGATAGAAGTGGCCTTCGGGTTCCCTATACGCAATTAAAAACGACTTGGGACGGCCTGCGCGTAGCGCCAGAAGATTGGGAGCCAAAAAACCCACAATTAACGCCTGCTAAAAATGTTGTTGATGCCACGGCCCTGTTTAATCCACGGCCAGACAATGACCCCGAAAATGTCGAAATATTTATTGGATTTAATTACGACATATTTGCTGATCGCAGATTAACAACTAATGTTGGAATTTCTGGCACAGCGTTTTCTGGACTTTCATCTTTAATTATTAACACAAATTTAGATGTAAATGGCGTTGGTGGTTCAGGAGGCTCTAGTGGGGAAGAGGTAGTTCTTGATCCTGTTGTAAGTGGCGTTTCTGGCAGCGGCGGCGTTGCCGTTGATCTTGATCAAGTTGTTACGCTGGCAGTGACAGTGCAAAATGTTGGTGGGGCAAACAAATACTTTATCGCTGGCGTTCAGCAAGACACGCTGGAATTAATGGAAGGCAGGACGTATTATTTCGATCAATCTGCGGGAACAAACGCAGGTCATCCATTGCGGTTTAGCACCACATCAAACGGAACGCATGGTGGGGGAAGTGAATACACAACAGGCGTGACAACATCAGGAACACCGGGTCAGGCCAATGCGTATACTCAGATAGTTGTTGCAGAAAATGCACCGACACTTTTCTATTATTGTTCGGTACATAGTGGGATGGGCGGTCAGGCAAATACTCCTGTATTCGCTTCTGTAGTGGTTGAATTAAGCGAGATCGCAACTGGTGTTGGTGGTGATGGTGACGTTGGGGATGAAATCCCTGCGGCGTTTGTGACAGGTGTTTCTGCAAGCGGTGGCGCAGGAGACGTTGGGGTCGAGACCCCATCAGTTATGCCAACGCCAAATGGTGTATCTGGAAATGGTGATGTAGGCTCTGAAACTATTCAACTATCAATAGCAGAAGATGGCGTTGGTGGCGCAGGGGCGGTTGGAAACATAACCGAAGAAGGCACAGAAAATGCGACTGGGGTCTCTGGAACAGGAGCAATCGGCGCAGAAACTCCAGAAATGTCAGAAGCTGTTTCTGGGTTGGCTGGCAACGGTGGTGTTGGAACGTCTAGCTTTGAATTAACCAAACCTCAATCTGGCGTGGCTGGAAGCGGTGGTGTTGGTGTTGAAATTCCTGTCGCACACCCAAGCGGAGTTTCTGGTGGTGGAGGGGCTGGCGCTGTTGGTGTTGAAGCTCTTGAAATATCAATTAATGAAACTGGAGTTGGTGGCGCGGGTGCAATCGGCAACCCAACATACGTTGCTGACTTGCAAGCTGGAGTTGCTGGGGTTGCTGGAACTGGTGCAATTGGATCAGAGGCAATAGAGACGAACAAAAATGCCACTGGTCTTGCTGGCACAGGTTCTGTTGGTGCAGAAATTGTTCAACTATTCCCAAGCCAAAATGGCATTTCTGGCTCTGGAGGGGTTGGCTCAGAGGCTATCGACATATCAATTGCTGAGACAGGAGTTTCTGGAACAGGTGCCGTTGGCACAATAACTGAAGAAGGAACTGAAGAAACCACTGGCGTTGGTGGCACAGGTGCAATTGGCGCGGAAGTAATTCAGCTAGAAATCGTTGAAGTTGGTGTGGCTGGAAGCGGTGGTGTTGGTAATGAAAGCATCCAAGCGGATGCGATTATAACAGAAACTGGCGTCAGTGGCACAGGAGCGGTTGGATCAGAAACACCAGAGCTATCAATCGCTGAAAATGGAGTTAGCGGCACAGGCGGCGTTGGAAGTGCTGTGCCAGAAGAACAGTTTGGCTGGGGAGTTTCAGCTTGGGGCGATGGAGCTTGGGGAGACATTGCTGGTAGGCCACACCCATCTGGTGTAAACGGCACAGGCGGCGTTGGAACGGCTGCTGTCTTGCTGATAACAACTTGGGGTCAAGGTGGCTATGGCGAAGGAACATGGAATTGAGGATAAATAAATGAGTTACACAACACTCAAAGCCCAAATCCAAGATTTTTTGGAAGATGACTCAACAGAGTTTGTCGCATCAATCGACACGATAATAGCGCAGGCTGAAGAAATGGTTTTTCAGCGCCTACCAAATATGCCATGTTTTCGCGCCACATCTAGCGCGGCTAATCTTGTGCAAGGCACGGCGTCATACACAATTCCCACGGCGAGAATGATCCGACAAGTATCAATTACTGACACAAATGTTGTGACGTATCTTGACCATAGGATTGATTCTTACATTCGCGACTATTGGCCCAATGCGACAACACAAGGCACCCCACGCATGTACAGCACAGATAGCGCAGGAACGGCTGGAACGGTCATTACACTGGCTCCCACGCCCTCTGCGGCCTTGGCCTACAGCGTAGATTTCATCGCCCCTGAGACGGGGCTAAGTAATGCCAATCCCAATACTTGGATTGACACTAACGCCTCCACAGTTCTTCTTGCTGCGGCTCTGTACGAGGCTTCTGCGTTCTTAAAAGCGCCAGAAACTTTATCTCTGTATAAAACCCAGTTTGACGAAGCCGTCCAACTTACTGTACAAGAGATGCAACGCGACTACGCAGCAGAATACAACGGAGGCATATAGTATGGCTATATCACAGGCAATGAGTACGCTCTTTAAAAAAGACGTGATGTTGGGCGACCACCATCTAGACAGTGACGTAATAATGATTGCGTTGTACACCAGCAGCGCAAGTCTAGGTGCGACCACTGATGGTTACGTCACCTCTGGTCAGGTTGCAAACGGCAATGGCTACACCACTGGCGGCGTTGCATTGGCAAGTAAGGCAGTAACAGAAAACAGCACCAGTGGTGTTTTTGATGCGGCTGATCCAGAATGGACAAGCGCAACATTCACTGCTCGTGGCGCATTGATCTACAACAAGACGCTGGGCGATGCATCTTCAAACTCAAGAGGTGCAATCGCAATTCTTGATTTTGGCGGTGACTTCTCTGTTTCTGGCGGTACTTTTAAAATCGTATTCCCAGCAGCCAGTGCAAACACCGCAATTGTAAGGATCGACTAAAATGGCTTCATCCTATGACAACGACTTACGCCTCAATGAGCAAGGCACTGGAGATAACAGTGGGTCATGGGGTACGGTCACGAACCTAAACTTGGAAATGATTGCGGAGGCGTTTAGCTACGGCACACGTGTTATTGCTGACGCCTCCTCAGATAACATAACACTCGCGGATGGCGCACTGGACGCTGACCGCAGTATGTACTTGAGATTGAGTGGTGGCGGTCAGGCTTGCACAGTCAGCCTCTTGCCCAACACTGTTTCAAAAGTTTGGATGATTGAGAACGCAACGTCTGCAACTCTGACATTCACCCAAGGTTCTGGAGCAAATGTTGCGGTGCTTGCTGGTCAGGTCAAAATGATTGCCACAGATGGCGCAGGAACAGGCGCGGTAGTCTACGATCTTTTGACAGACGTAAATCTGGCTGGAACAACTGTAACTGACATTATTACTGCGAACCAAGCCACTGTTGATGATATCGATCTGAACGGTAAAGTCATTACGATGACTGGATCATCAGGCGACACGGCAACGCTGACTGTCGCGGCAGATGGTGCCTTGGCAATCGCCACAACAGACGCAGCCGCAGCCGCAGCGAACATATCCATTACGGCTGACGGCACATTTACTGCTACAGGAACAACTATCACGTTGGACAGTGCTGGCGATATTATTCTGGATGCTGATGGGGCAGATGTAATATTTAAAGATGGTGGCACAGCCATTGGGACTATAACCAACGCATCCAGCGACCTTGTCATTAAGTCTAATGTCCAAGACAAAGACATCTTGCTTAAAGGTGATGATGGTGGTGCTGAAATTACTGCTCTGACACTCGATATGTCTGCTGCTGGTGCTGCTGCTTTCAACTCCAGCATTACTTCTGGTGGCGCAGCGGTCAAAGTTGCTGGCAAAGAAAGCATCTATGTACCTGCGGCGGCAATGTACCCTTCGACAACCAATGGATCGTCTGGCTTAGAACAAGTTGAGACAACAGCATTACGCCCTGATTTAAAAGTATTAGACTTTTCTGATGGCGCTGATAAGTTTGCTCAATTTACGGTGGCTTTTCCTAAATCTTGGAACGAAGGCACAGTTACGTTTCAACCATTCTGGACAGTGACAGGCACAAATACAGGCACAGTCGCATGGCAGCTTGCAGCGGTAGCAATAACAAATGACGAAAGTATAAATACAGCTTTTGGAACGCAAGTGGCGACCACAGCACTGGCCTTCAGCGGTACGTCAAATGATCTGATGGTTAGCGCAGAAAGCGGGGCTGTTACTATAGCTGGCAGTCCAGCAGCCAATGATATGTGCTTTTTCCAGATCAACAGAGATATTAGTGCTGATACGCAGAGTGGAGCGGCACGGTTAGTTGGCATCAAACTGTTCTTTACCACCGATGCAGCCAATGATGCGTAGGGGGTAAAAACATGAGCGGTTTTGGGTATAATGTTTTAGGTTTTGGAGCTTCTGCTTCTTTAGGTCTTGGGGTCGGCATATCTTTGGGTTATAATGGAGGTCCCGATGATTGGGATGATATGGGTATTCGAGCTGGGGATTTGGCTATAACCGTTCTATCAAACTTATCTGCGGGGCCAAGTTTCACTACTCCGACTGGGTATACGCTCATACAAGCAAAGGGGGCATCTAGTTCTTGGTCTTACCCATACACGGAAGGTGTTGCTCTCTACTATAGAATTCTTGATGGTACTGAATCTGGCGGACAAGGTAACGAATGGGTTGTAGTTAGATATGGCAAACCCGTAACAAGTGTAGTTGTTAGCAACATTGCCAATTCTGGCACGATCAATCTAAATTATACTCATACTGCAAGTACCTCAGAGTCGGTTCTCCGTGTTGGTTGCAGTGGTGGCTATAGGATCACTGGCGACCAGAGAGATGCTTGGCAAAACTCCGATGGCAATGAAATTGCTAGCTCCGTAGGTCCGGGTTCAGGAGCAGCATTTCGCAATGCTGGGATCATAGTTACAACGACTGAAAGTTCTGGAACAATCGGCCTTTCTGGTGGGCAATTTGTTCGGGCTTGCGTAGCCGCCACTCTTACGCCTGAATAAATAAGGAGACTTATATATGACTATACCAACACATACGCCTACAAGAACAGGGGAAGATTTAGC